TCAACGTACCTGCCAAGGTGAAAGTCGGCAACTGCGACATAAGTTCCCTTGATGGTTCGCTTCAAAAGGCACCAGAAATTTTCCATTCCGTTCGTGTGAATCAGGCCGCGCACATATTCAATAGCGTGGTCAATTGCCGCATGGCAATGCGTCATGCAGAGCAATCCGTAGCTTGGGTTGGCATCCGTAAAAATCTCGGCACCGGATTCCACTTGCCGCCTGATGATCGGCAGCAAAGTGGCCGATTCGGTATTCGGCACAACCTCGGCTCGTACCTCTCCGCCTCGCTCCAAAATGCCATGTACGATTGCCTTGCCTACCGCGCCGCGTCCGCGAATCTTCGCTTCGCGCTTGGCGTCGTGCATGTTGCGCGCCTCGCCACCAACGAAAGTCTCGTCGCTTTCTACCGGCCCGCGCAGCCGCGCAAACGTGCCGGTTTTCATCGCCTCGCGGATGCGATGCAGCATGAACCATGCGGTTTTTTGAGTCACGCCCAATGCCCAGCCCAATTCATGCGAAGAAATTCCGTTTTTGGAATTCGCAATCGACCAGACCGCGACGAACCACTTATCGAGGCCGAGAGGCGAATCCTCAAAAATTGTGCCAACCTTCACCGAGATTTGCTTGCGGCAGTCCTTGCACCGAATCAGGCGGCGTGTTTTCACCTCGCCGATTTTGTCCGATCCGCAATACGGGCAGATGATTTTTCCGTCAGGCCACTTGATTTTCTTCATGTAGGCGTGGCAGGTATCGAGATCAGCGAAGTAGCGGACGGCCTCAAGAAGCGTTTGCGGGAGATTTTCCATGATGATAATCCTGAGAAAAAAGGCTGGGTCGCCGAGAGGACCACACCTTGGCTTTCGGTCGGCCTATTGGCCGGAGCCTACTCCGCCCGGTGCCCGAGTTCCTCCGCCTGGGCCTAGCTTGCGGCGACCCATGAGAATTATTCGTCAGTTAACGGGGACAGTGCTAATACGGCAGAAATAAATCCATCGTATCGTATACCATCGACGATGACGCCGCCGTCCTCGCCGCCATGCATCACTTTGAGGCCATCGTGCAGGATGCCTACGCATCGTTTTTCTTTTGGCGAAAAATATCCACCGTGTGTAGTGCCGTCCTCCTCGTACACTCGCCCCTCCCACCCAATCCACTCTACTGGTAGGCTCATTATTTTACGCACATATCCCGGAGATGGCATTACGCGAGGATGTGCGCATGACATTTTTCCATCGGCGTCAAAATCCACGACCTCTATGCCATTTGTAGTCTCTGCTACTACCGAGCATGATTTTAAGTCAAATCCCACGCCTGCTTGCTCCGCATTAAAAATGATACTGGCCCGTTGTTTGGATTCTTCCTCGCTCCACCCAGATTCTTTGACGCTTTTTTCAATATCTTTTTTTGTCCGCAGCATGATTTTCTCCTTTGCCTCCACCTGTCCTCCGGTGGCGAGTGATTTGTTTTTCAAATCTACCATCATTATACAATTATCGCTTGGTGTGTCAAGTGCCTAGCATGGAATTTACGAATTATTTCAAAATATCCGCACAAGAGGGGTATTGAATTGTGAGTGTAGTATATTATTGCCATAATAAAAATGCCGTGCATCTCCCATACCCGCCAGGATACTTAGATTGGAAATGCACGGCAAAGTTGTATCGTGTATTCCTGGCGGGACTTACTTAATTTAATTCGGTTACTCCTGGCGTTTTTCTTAAATTTACCACCGATCTTAAATCTGTCAAGCTAATTTTCGGATTGGCAGAAAGTGACAATTTAATTGACATCTTATGACAAACCAGCTAGATAATCATTTAACGGCATCCCGTTGATTCTCGCCGCCTGCCTAGCGTTTTGCAAAATCAATTCGGTGATCCAGTCTGAGGCGGTTATTCCTTCGCTGGCTGCCTGCCGGTCGATGTGTTTTTTCAGCCGCTCGGTAATCCTGAGCGAAATGGCGCAGGTTTTTTTCGCGGCGGCTGGTTTGCGGGGGATCGGTTTTTTCATTATTCGGCATCCTCGATTACATCAGCAGAGATAATGTGATCATCGTCGTTTGGATCGGCAATGAATGCAGTGTCTTCTACGCCCGACAAAACATCTTGGCCGGTTGTCCATTCTGGAAGCTCATATCCAGGATCGGTGATTGCGATACGGGACGTTCTCGCGTCGATAATACCCAGTTCGCGGGTTTCTCCGGTTCTATGATTCTGCTCTGTGATTTGGTATCTCATCTTCATTCTCCTTGTTTCGGGGTTTCGTTTACGTGGCATTATTGAACCTTAAAAGACTGCCACCCGGATGCAAGCAGAGCCGGGCGGGAAAAAATTACCAAATAAGACACGGAATATCGGATGGATCGACGCTCATGCTCTTAGTGAGCCATCCGCACTGCTTCGTCATAAAGCTGCCGTATCCACCGTGGACGGCTTTCGCGGCTCGAAATACTTCCGTGTCACCATCGGAGCGAAGCAAATAGACCGACGTATCGCCTTGGTCGTTGATAATCGCATTATCGATAATTTCCTTAGCGTTTTTTCGAGCTTCCCGAATACCGCTAAATCGCTGCATGAGTGCCATGATTTTCTCCTTGTTTCGGGGTTCGTTAATTCAGCCACTCGATCAACAATTTTGCAACATCCTCGCAATACGGTTGCGGCATTAAATCGCTCCGTAACCGTTTCGCCGCCTCTCGCTTAGTTTGGGTATCGCAATCATCCATCGCCATGATCCGCTCGGCACAGGCTTTCGGATCATCGTATCCGAGATTGGCGTTTTCAACTGCGTGATCGATGATTCCATTGATCGCGGCGTTTCGTTCGGTAATCATTTTTCATTCTCCTTGCTTGGGGGTTTGTTCTCAACTCTTCAATCATTCTACCAATACTATCGTGTATTGCAATAGCAATCCATTTGAAATACCAAAATAGATTGCAAGATTCGCCGTAAGTCTATACGTGGTAAGGAAATAAAATTTTCAGAATTTTCTTAGAATCGGCTAAACTACCCACAGTTCCGGCGGCTCAACAGAATCATCACGCCGGATTTTGCCGTTGGCGATTAGTTTTTTGATTGTCTCATATCCACGGTCCAAGCATCCGCATTTAGATTCGGATACCAGGCGGCCTATCGTTAGAGGCTGATTTTCGGAGAGGTAGGCGAGGAGGATTTCGGATTGAGATTGCTTTACGGTAGGTTCTATTTTTTTTGCTGTTGTTGGGTTGTATTCCGCGCAGCACACAATCGGGAGAGTTTTCGTTCGTATTACATACCCCTTATTGCGGCATCGATAAACGCCTTCTCTGATAACCTCAATGCATGGTGATCCTAAAATCATATCCCACTTACCGAGATAGAGACATTAGTAAATGAACATCGCGCAGGAGATAGCAAAGTCCTTGCCCACGTAGAGGGATCTGGCGTAAACTCGTCCAAAGCACAGTTCCAAGGAGTGCTACCAAAGTCATATACAAACTTATCGAAATTAGGATTTGTTTCTATATGCAATTGAATTTCAATATAGGTTGAATACAGAAATACCGCAACTTGAGCACTCGTATTGCATACGTAATCGGGATATGGAGACCAATCACTCCAATACTGACACGGCACGCTATTATCACACACCCAAGTGCGATTCCAAGCTGAACATCCGTTGCAATTTGAATCAGTAACTCCACTAATTGCCACAGTAATAGCGGCAGGAGTAGTGCCGTCTGTGCAAGGTGAGCAATCGTGCGATGTGTCGCATGGATTTGGTGAGCAATCAGTATTGGCACCCTGCCACGTTCCGCCAGATGCAACACATTCGGCATACGTTTTAATTGTGCATGTGCCATCGTATGCACAGCATGCCCCGTCAGGCTGCGTACAAGGGTTAGGATCGCAATCTCCACCCTCAGACCATGTACTTGGAGAGTTGCATTCCGATTGTTTAGTGATAGAACACGTTCCATCGGGAGCGCAACACACGCCATCGGGATCTTCCTCGCAACAGCACCCCGCCCCCAGCCCAATAAACGGCATCACGCCGCCGGGAAGCCAAAGCCCTCGGCGATGTCGTTGGAATCCGGCGAGCTGTGCTAGGGGGTTAATCATGCTGTTAAACTCCGCACGGACCGGCGATGATAAGTTTTGCACCGCCATAAACTTGAACAACGCAAACTTTAGATCCGCTTGCAAGTTTTTTTCCGCTTCCGATCCATGTGCCATCACAAGCTACACCGGTCAAATTCTCCGTCGTGTCGCTTCCCGGTGGATCGCCAGTGTAAATTGATATCGTTGCACCTGTTGGTGAAGCGGCTGTCAGATCGGCATCAAGTGAACCGTACCATGCACTGAAAGACGGACTTTGTGACAAAAATCCCAAAGCAATTTTATTGGTCGAATCGACTACGTAAATTGCCGTGATGCAGGCAGGGCTTCCGTCCTTCGTCGCCGTCCATTGGCCGCTCTTTGGCCCGTATTTGTCACCCAGCGCTGGCGTCCCGGTGTCGTAAGCGAAAAGCACTAACCCACCGCTGGCGTTGCACTTGCCCGGTTTTCCCGCCCTGATAGCAACTGGGCCGACAATTGCGCACAACGCGGGTGCCGTGCTACTTGCCTTGTCGGCCTTTATTGCCACGTCGTTATCATCGGCACCCAACAACTGTCCGCCAGGCGTAACGATCGGCAGAATGGAAAACGCAGGCGCATCGGAAGCGTTATCGTTGACGCATACGTCGGGAAAATAGTCCTGGATGTTCCGCATTTTTACCCGATCATTATCCGGTTGGGGTCCATCGTCACAGGCAAGCTGCTGTTCATTTTGTCGGCATTCCACCCGCCGCTGTTGTATGGTGCCCGGGTCGCCTGCCGCTTCTTCTCTTCCGCCCGGCGGATATGGTATGGCAACACCGCGTGAAGCTGCTCACAGTTGCGGCTCGCTGCCGTGAATGCTCCCGAAGTGGAAATACTCCACGTCACATTTTGGATTGCTCCGTCAAGCTCGATCGCCACCAGCTTCGGGTATCGGAACGTGACGGGAAGTTTCAGTTCGTACTCCTGCATCGCCGCCGTCAGATAATAATTACACGCCTGGTCGATGGTTTCCGCGTTGGTTTCAACGCTCGTAACGTTGTAATCCGAGTCGTAAGTCGGTATATGCGTAACTGTCAATTCATTGTGTCGCAAGTACCGCGTGGGCGTGCCAAAGCCGCCGCCGGTGGACATGCTCAACCAATGACGATAGTGGGACAACGATACGCTATTGCGCACGTAGCACGCCGTTCGCAGGTACAATTCAGCCGCTTCGTACTTAATCTCCGCTGGTTTGCTGCCATCGCCAGGATCAAGCGAGTTTTTGTAAACCGGTTGGTCGAACATCACTATCCCGTGGGCAGTATCTAACGAAAATTTTCGCTGCACTTTTCCTTCGTCTTCGTCGTCAGGCACCGTCGGGTCAACCTGTTGCACGACGTTCGTCATTATCCCGTCGGATTCCGGGCACCAAATACCACGAACAAATGGCGGAAGATTGACGCGAATCAATCCCAAATCGTCATCAGGGTTTTCGACGTATTCGCAAAGTGCGTTTTGTGAATTTTCAAGCGGAAGGATTTGCCTGAGTGATCCGATTAGCTCATCACAATCGGGAACACTGCACGGCACTTCCACGCGGTACCACCGAAACACGCTCGCCTTGGCAAGCTCTTGGACTTGCTTGGAATAACCGTTATCGAGCAGGCCCATAAAGTCGGGTAAGTCCATGGATGCAAAATCGTCATCGGGGCAATAGCTCAACTGGCTGAGTTTTTTAACTTGCCCGTCCACGTCCAGCCCGACAGCTTCCAGTGGGAAATCGGCCTGATATCGATCTGGTCCGCAAACCACGGCGATATTGTCCGGGCGCTCAGGCGGGTCGATGGTAAGCGAGTCTTCCATGAGTCGATCGAGTGGCAGATCGGCACCCTCGCCCACGCGGCATAGCTTGTAGGAACCGTCGAGGCGCGGAACAACCCGAAAGCCAAGTTGGTCGCAGAGATTCGCCAGCGCCTCGGCGGGAACTTCCAAATCCCACGTCACTGTTGGGCGGGCGTCGTTGGGTAAGTCGCCGACGTCGATGTTTCCCGTCTCACCCATCGCGTCGATAAGCAGAGATGCCAACTCCTTCGGCGTCTTCTCGGTTCCCTTTTTAATTTCGCCGTCGTCGTTGTATAGATTATAATTTCCGCTGATCGCCCCCCACGACCATTTCCACCGATGGTCGAAAATTTGCAGGCTCCAAAGCTGCCCGTTGGTGTCCCAGCGGAATGAGTTGGCGTTGACTTTGCAATCGTAAAAATGGACGCCTAAACCATCGTACCAAAACGAAAACGTTCCCCCCTCCGCCGTGAAGTTGCGTTGCGGGGCGATTTCAAGCGTCGCCACGGACGGGGAAATTCCGTGCGTCAAGCTCATCGACGCCGAAACGATCTTTACCACGCCGGGGAATGTTGCGAAATAAACGTGCATATCAGTTGAGTGTGAGCGTCAAATTGGGAGCAATGTCGAGCGTGATATCTTCGGGCGTGCATTGGGACAAAACCAGCCCGTTCGTGATCGTTACCGTATGGAAAGGATCGTGCCACTCGCACCCCTTGTAAAGCGTGATTGTGGTGCATGTTTTCGCTGCCATACTCCGCTGGCGATTGTACTTTCCGAGAATGATTCCCGTCGTGAACGTTCCAGTCGATTCGTCGTACAACACACCCTCAATCGTGTACGTGGTCAATGTTGCCGACCCTCGCAACGTCAATTCGCCCGCATACTGAGTGAGCGTCGTGATATTCGATTCGGCCGCGATCTTTCCGCCCGACTGCTTTACGGTCGTTAGTGTGCAACCGCTGCCCAAAACCAAGCTGGAATCGCCGTTGACGTTGGAATAGAAGCCCACGTTTACGGTCGCCAGCGTTGCCGTCTCACCCGCGAAAAAAGCAACTCCGACATTCCCCTTTATTAAATTAAGGACGTTGGAGGCGTGAGTTCCTTTGAGCAGGATCGACGGCAAGCCGGTTTCTGCCGCGCTACCGGAGTTCTGGATCGTGCAGGCGGTTTGGATCGAATAAAAATCTATTTTGATACGGCCACTGCCCGCCCCGTCGCCCTTGCCGATAGTGCATAAAGTAGCCCCGATTTGCAAATACGTTGGCCGATATTCGGCATATCCGCCCGCGTTCGTGCGCGGCAGTCCGATCGTTCCGGTAAATGTCTGGGCAACGATCAACGATGCCAGCGTGACTCCGTGTTGGTCGAGACCATAGAGAATATCGACTTTTGAATTTTCCAAAATTACGATATCAGAGTTTGCGGGAATCGCACCGCCCGACCAGTTCGCGGCCGTGCTCCAATCGTTCGGCCCGCTGTTGGCCGTGGTCGATGCCTTCGTGAATGTTTGGGCGTCCGCCGCACCGCCTCCCGTTTCCGTTGTCGATACGGTCACCGTGAAAGGTTTCCCGGGGACGTCGGCCGTCAGCGTCAGCGATCCGCCCGACGTAGCTGCCGCCGTGATTTCCTTGAATTCGGGAATAGTTGAAGCGTTCCAAGCCGTCGCGATCGTCGTGGCTACCGTGGCGGCTGCTGTCGATCCCGCAACTACGTTTAGCGACTTTCCGTTGATGGTCATCGTGAAAACATCGCTGGCCTCGATTGTGCCACCAACCGTAAGCGTATCGACCTGGGCAACTGCCGGAGCGTCGCCTTTCCAAGTGAGCGTTGACATTTTTTATCCTCTAATTGATTTCGGAAAGCGTTGGTAGCCCGTCGAGTGGGAAAGATGACTCAAACACGTAGGACCATGATGTAGTACGGCGTTTACTGCGTTCGGCGGGAAGCTCTAAAACGATCGACCGCTGCTCTTGATGTTCGAGGGTTGGCCAAATCGGTCCGGCGGGCAAGGGGTAAGCGTCTAATCCCGTAGCCTGTCCGCTCTGCGTAACCAGCATCGTCGTTTGTTGGCGGAATAGCTGCTGTTCGGGGTCACCGTTGATTGTTGGCAGGAATCCAGAGCGGCCCGCACGTACCCTTAAAACTGAGGGTTTCCATCCAAGACAACAATCGACCGTCCCCGATATATTTGAACTCCGCTTCAAGCGTGATTGAATAATTGCGAAACGTCGAATATTCGGCGTTACGGCCTTCAGGAAACGCAGGCGGAGAAATAACATGGATCCCACTATTCGCATCCCTGGCCGTCATTATGTGATCTGTGGGGCTTCCATCGTCGTTGTAAAGACCGATATCTATGATTTCGAGAGAATACGCCGCCTCGAGCGCGGCAATAGCGGCAGTCAATGCGGGCACCGTGTCGGCGTGCAGGCGTCCCATGATCTGCCACGATTCCACATAGGCGTACATTACTTTCTGTTCGGTCAACAGCGCACGGCGAGCGATTGCAATTGAGCATTCACCCGCTTCGTGTTGGTATCCGCCGCATCTCAAAAACATAATTGGTCCCTAAACTTGCCCGGCGACCGCCGCCATGCGCCCGTTAAATTGAAACGCCTGATCCTTGCCGATAGGCGTGGTCGGATCCTTGTCGTACTTACTCCGGAAATTCTTCAATTCCTGCTCGCTCACTTCCTTTGCAAGTGTTTTTAATCTGCCTTCTATTCGCGTAATAACCTCCTCAAGGTCCTTGCTGGCGGTTTTGACCGTTATCGTTAATTCCTGCGTTACCTTATGTTGAATTTGGCTGTTTTTCATCGCGTCCATGAAATCCTTCTTGGCGTTCAAAAAGTCGTTGCCAAATTCGCGGGTAATCTCTTCCGCAACCGTACCCTTCATTTTTTTGGAAATATTATCCTCGTGGGCTGACCGAACGGATTTTATTTCGTCAATGCCCGATTTTCGATAAAGTTCTTCTTCTTGCCTGCTGAGTGTCCCACCACCAAGCAATTTCTTTTTGACGTTCAAAAGTTCATTTTGTTCGAGTGGTTCCATGTTCAATACCCGCTCGCCCAACGATAGCCGGGCGTTGCGGGCCTCTTGCCCCCTTGCAAAAGCTCGGTCCATATCGCTTCGGTGGGCCTGCTCTTTCTGCTCAGAAATTGCCCGCTCTTTTTCGTAGCTCTGCTTTAGAAGATCAACTTCGGTACGTCGCAAATCGTTGACTCGCTCACACGCTGCCTTTTCTTCCTCGATCGCCGTCGCCATTTGCTTTTCGCTTACGTTCAATTGCCCCTGTAGTGCGATTCGCTCGCGGGTTTTGTCGGCAAGTACTTTTGCTTCTTCGTTCATGGCCTTGGACGCTGCCAAGCTCTGGGCGTGTATATTGCCACCGCTATCAGGGTCAGTATTCGCGTTTGCAATTCGAAGGTTTACGCGTTCCATGCGGGCTTGCGTGCTAATGGCTTCCTCGCGTGAACGGGCAGAAGCCCGCAATTCTGCAAGCTCTTGCATCCGGCCTACCCGCTCTCCTTCGATTGATCGAGAGCGTTCCATGCCGCCAAGCCGCTTTTCGTTGCCGGCCGGAAGAAAACCGCCTGCCCATGTTCCGATTCGATTTCCTGCACCTGTTGGCGTCCATGCTGAATTGCGGCTTGCATCGAACGAATCCAAACCAAATCCACCGCTTCGGTTTTGGTACACCGTGCGGGCTAGATCAGCGTAAGCCAGGACACCGCCAGCAAGAGCCACCGGCGTGGAAGCCACGGCCCCACCAACGTATCCAGCGCCACGCAATCCCATTTGCCCCGCCCACTTGGCCCCGCCGAGTATCTTGCTGCCGAGTCCACCAACCGCACCGGCCGCCGCGGCCCCGCCTAACCCGCTGGCCGCTCCCCGAGCTACTCCACCACCAGCCGCCCCGCCTGCCGCCGCGCTCGCTGTTTCAGCAATCGCTAGGGCCGTGTGGGCCTCCGCCGCCAGCTTGACAGAGTAGGCATAAGCCCGCCACGCTCGCTGCAAGAGTTCGACGCCTTCCTTTGCGCCAAGGATGGTTTCGTAAGTCAGTTGGATTTTAATAAGATGCCGCAACATCTTTTCCGTGTCCTTTTCGTCCATGCCCGAAAGCATGAGGGCGTTTTTACCGACATTGGCAAATTGACGAACGGCCCCTTCGGCGAATCGATCGACTTTGAGTTCTTGGGCGAATTTGCGACGCTCGATTCCCTCATATCGCCGCTGTGCCGCCTTGCTTTTAACAAGTTCTTTGTCGATGTTTTTTTGGTCACGAAGGATTTCAGCATTGGCTTGCTTACTTTCCTTTACCATATCCCTTATAGCTCTTGTGTGAGCCCGATCCATATCGTCAAAAAGAGAACCCAAATCCTTGTTGAGCTTTTTTGCGTCATTAAGGATTTCAGCGTTAGCTTTTTTCGCAGTCCTGATAGATTTTTCGGAAGATTTTTCGCTGTCTTTTACTCTTTGGGAAGTTATTCGATCGGTTTCGACAACGCGATTCTTTTCAAGCTTCCAAATGTCATCGTTGAATTTTTTAACATCTTTCGCATAGGACGCCATTTCCTTGCGCGATCCCGAAAAATCCGCATTGAATTTTATCGTTACTTCTCGGCTCGGTCCGCTCATGGCTTATTTCCTAGCAAAACGACCATCAACCGCGTTTGCAGTTGGTTGTAATCTTGAATTGTAGATTCAATGATTCCAAAATTCTTCCGTGCGATTTCGTCAACAGGAACCGGCGAGGACTTATTTTCAAAATACGCTCGCAACGTCTTCCAGTTTTTTACCGAAAATTCCGACTGTCTGCCCACCGCTGGCGTCTTTTCCTCGCCCGGGCACTTCGGGCACTTCCAGCATGGCGTTGGGATGCCTGGCGGACGGGCGTCAGGATGTCCGGGAATACGTTCTGAACGCCGCCCGCTGTCCAAGTCGTAAATCCACCGCTCGCAATCGCTGCAACTCAAATAGGCTATCTCGGGGCGTGACAACAACAGCATCACGCCGCGCCTCAGTTTTTTTCGTCCGATGCCTCGCGGGATTCGCCGTAGGGGGCAGGCGCGGAAATGGCTGCGATTTGTTCGCCAACGATCCGCTCTTTGTCGGCCTCTTCCCATTGCGGGTCGATGTCGCTGGCGTCGCTTCCCGAGACGATCCCCCACAACGCCCAAAACACGCTCGGTTTTAGTCGGCGGACTGTGTCAAGGCTGATTGGCACTACCTCGCCCTTTCCGTCCTTTAAGTCCCACATCTTGACGTTAGTCATCAAGATACCGGCGACTTTTTGAACTTCCTGCGCAGGCTTCATTCTTTCAACCTGCTCAGCCATAATCCGCTTTTCTTCCGCGAGGAGTGGGCGGAAGGTAAACCGCATTTCACTGTACTTGCCGGGCACTGCGGCGAGATATCCCGGCTCGGTGTAGCCGTCGTTTGGTACGAAATTCAATCTTGTGTCCACGATAATTTCCTTTCAAATGGAAGCGAATAAATATAAGAAAGCACGTCTTAGGGCGTGCTGTCGTGCGTGACGGCCAGCTCCATCGTTGTGTTGACTTTTTTGGCGATCATGTTCAACGTGAGCATGACTTCGCCCTTTCCGGCAACGTTGGGCGTGTCGTATGGAACTTGAAGAATGCCAAACGTGAATGTCGTCGAATAGTTGGCGTTCGTCAAAACCAGCGTTCCGGCTGCACCCGCGAGGGCTTGGGCATATAGGGCAACGTTTTCGACCGAATAAGGAACGGTGCAGGAAAGAGTGATCGTCCTGTCTTCCGATGGGGCAAGCTGGCGGGTTGTCGAGTTGAAGAACCGTTCTTTGTTGAGATGGTTATCGATGACCAACGTGAATTCTTTCACCTGACGAGCGGATCCAGCCAACGTCAATACCATATCACTGAACATGTACGGCGTGGTATAGGCAAGAGTCAAGGCGGGGAACGTGCCTGAGTTGCCCACAGTTTCGTCCGTGCCAACGATATCCATCGAAAGCCGAATCGGTTGCCCCTCGCTGCCGGTGAACGTCGCCCGGTCCACCCAGTTTTTGGTATAGGTGAAAACCTTGGCAACGCGATCGATGACCATGAAAAAATCGGGGATTGTTTCGGCCAAAACATACGATGTTCCGTTGGCCGCAGTTCCCAAAATACGCGGAAACCAAATCGCCAAATCTTCGGGCGTTGGCTCCAAAACAATCGTGCCATCGACGGGAGCATTTCCAAGTCGTGTATCAAGCGACATGTGCGAGCGGGTTCCCTTGATGCCGTCCCGCTCGACGATCGATTGACGCTTGCCCATCGACTCGGAAATAAAGGCAAACGGCTCGGTGGCGGGCGTTGCTGCGCTGGTCGCAAATTTCGCAAGGGCACCCATGCTAGGAGTGTCGGACATGTTTTAGACTCCAAAAAATTAGGCGTTGAGCCCACGCGGTACGCGGGCGGTGAATTTTAATAAAATGGAGGAAGTATATAGTTGTTGCATCCACTCCGGCAAGCTAATCGGTTCTTGCGGCTCGACTGCACAATTGTAAATTTCTGTTACCCCCGGCAGGCGTTGATTTTGGAAAGCTCGCTCAATCTGTTCGTGCCATTTTGTGTGTCGTTCTAAATTTGTTTCGACTGTCACATCTTGGTTATCGGCTTCGACGATCGTAAGTAGTACGGCATAAACTGGATCATCAAGGGCGTTCGTTCCAGCGGTCGGATTCATTGATCCCTTGGCTGGCGTAATTAAAATTGCTGGCATTGCGACGATAAGCTCTTTGACGAGTCGCCTTACTGGCAGCTTTTTGACCACGATTGACGACGACGCAATCCCGCTCAAGAGCAACAGACGCAGACGGGACTGTACTGCATACAATGCCTGATACTGCACCGCATCGTTGCCGTTCGTAAACGCAAAATACTGCAATCCAAATAGCCCGTCAGCCGATTCACCATAAGCCCAAAAATGTCCCTTGCCGATATTCCACGGGGTAACTATCGGAACTGAAAGATTTCCAGGAATATCCGTCTCAGTAAACCACATCACTGCACCAATTTCCCCGTCGAATCTTCCGCAATGGAGCGTGATATCGCCGCCCGTCCACGTACCATCGATCGTAGCTACGCCGCCGGTGCCGTCCGCATTATCGGTGATAGTGAGCGTCAAACTCATCTGACAAACTCCGTGATTGCGTATTCAGTCAGCACGTCTTCGCAACCCACTAAAACCTCTTCAGAAAATCCCATAAACGATCTGGCCGGGCACTTTACGCCGCCTTCTTGGTGCAATTCTGCCCACGGCCGCCCGCTCTGTCCGCTGCTTGCGTCAACGCCCACGTCCAGCGTAATCCCATCAATGACTCGATTGATTGCGCCATTCCCGCCCGTCGCCGCCTCTTCAAGTTCGCCCGTCAAAATCAATAGCGGATGTGGTTTGTTATCCTTCCGCTTCGGCCACGGGAAACCGGTCGAGCTTTTCGACCCCGCGAAATTTTCCTTAATGCCCACCAAAATGATCGTACGGCAGTCTTGCAGGGGATCGCTCAAATCGGTGCCGAAATGGTCTCCCATTTGCTCAAGGTCGCCGATAAAGTCGTCAAGCTCTTGCATCGCTCAAACCTGTTTTTTGGTCACGCAACCATACTGATAATCAACCGTCCCGATCTGCACCGTTTGGACGCTGGCGATTGTCCATTTCGCGCCCGCTGCATCGGTGATAATGTCGCCTATGCTGGGCACGAACGAAATCGACTTCGCAAAAACGGTCCAAAATTGTTCGATGTTTTCGGTGTCGCCCGATTCGTTGCGGATCTCACCCGCTCCCGTCGCGCTAACGCTCGTGTCCGTCGTTGTGGTCGTCGCGGAAACGTCTTGGACCGAAACCGTCTCCATGTCTTCTCGCAAGGTGTAATCGCTGGCCAGGTCGTCGAGCAGGCTCATTAGGTGTATCCCTCCGAAACGACCTCGAACACGTTCGGCGAATCCGCCCCCAAGCCGCCTCCATCCTGTAGTATTCCGTTGATTTCTCGCAGTTCGTCGTACAGCCCTTTTTTATAGCCGACGTGATCGATGCCAACGTCCTTTTGGTTGGCATTTCCTCCCGCCTTCCCTGTTGTCAAAGCGGCCAATTCGGCATAAATCGCCGACCGTCGGGCCTTTAAATTTTCAAAGTCGCTCATTGTAAAACCCTTCGAAAAAACGCGGCTGGCGGAAACGTGCCACGAGGACCGATAGCACGTTCCGCCGCCGTGGACACAAGCTTACCCTTGGTTTTGCTGGGTGTACCGCGGATCGTAAACCGCATGGACGCCGCGCTTGCTGGCCTTGAATGCCGCAACCACGTCACGCTCGAATTCGGCATCGTTGCCGGGGGAAGCCTGATCGACCTTGATCGGCCAGTTTTCCATGTAGGCAAAAGCCTTGCGGAAATCGCCGTAGAACCAATCGTTCGTGTTCACCGAGCAAGCAGTGTACCGACGATCTATGTATTGATTGCTGAGAACTTCGGCAGTTCCAACGATCGGACGCGAATCGTAAACCGTTCGGTAACTGGTAGTTCCGGTGTTGGCGTTGGTATCCTGCCACACCTGGATGGCATGGATGACTGCCAGCACTTGAGACCTCTTGCTGGAATGACAAAGAATCTGATTTGGCGAAATAACGATCGGCTCACCGGTCGACGGATCGTTGACGGCGTAAAACGCCTGATTTGCCGCATCCAGATTCAGGTACGTCGAAAATCCGTTGCTCGTGATGAGATTGTCCCAATCGTGCAAGCCGGAGCTATTCGAATAGGTGTTGATCGAAGTTCCTTTGAACTTGTAGTTATTGGTGTTTCCGATCACCATATCGATGGCTGGAATTTCCATTTCCAGCCCAAGCGATTCTCCGACACCACGGCATTGATTCAGCACTTGATTAGTGCGATCGAAGAAAATCGCCTCTTTTGTCACTTCGACGATAAGACCATCTTTTTCTGTCACAGGTGTATCGATCCACTGATCGGAAACTGCGACCTTCGGATACGGCTTACCTTCTTGGATCTTCGAGGCACCCCGACCCAATCCGCCGATACCTGGGATTCTCTCGCCGTCGAACTTGGTGGGAATAACCTGCACAATCTTCGGCCAAACGTATATCGGCGTTTGGTATCCCTCCAAAATCGCGGAGAACAAAATTTGTCCGCTCACATTTTTGAAGAGCGCCGTATCGACCGGCCCGGCTTCCAGTAAGTTCATGCGATCATTGTCTTCCGGGTTGAAACTTCGCACCAATTCCTCGCCGTCGGGCACGGTCGTCTCGAATACATCGCGCAAGCTGAAGTCGCTGGGCTTCAGATCTTTCTTTTCGAGGGACTCGATTAAGTGTCCCACGAATTCGCGAGATTTCATTTTTTCCACCATCTGCCGCAATTCGCGGCGTTTGACAGTCGCCATAGTTTTCAAACTCCTTCTTTGTGTTCTGCCGCGAAAGCGAACAGATTGATTGTTGGGGGTGGTAAGTGATTACGGACGGTTGCCCGCGTAGCCGAGCGTGTCGATGTTGACGGTGAAGTCTACCGCCTCTCCTGTTTTTGCGCCGAGAACGGCTTGCATTTCGGTAGCCGATGCGTAGGCGTGATCGATGCTGGCGATGACAACGCCATCGACTTTCATCGTTGCCTTGCCTTGCGTGGACGAAAGGCCGAACCACTCGACTTCGAGCAGGTGGTAATCGGAGCCGCCGCCCGTCGTGTTGGGAATTCCAAGAGCATCCGCCGCCGGGACTGCCGTGCCGTTGCTTTGGACCCCGGCGTAGTAATGGGCTACGCCATCAACGAGCCACATTCCGACGTAATCGCCGGTAGCCTTCGGACCGCCGCCGGTATCGACCAGGGCGTTAGCAGCTGCCGCATTCATGAATCCGAAGAACAGGTTGTCGGTGGTATTCGTGTTCGTGAATTGCAACAGGCACGAAGCCTTGAAATTCGTGTCAGCGGCCATCTTGAACAGTTCGGTGGACGTGGCGAGATAAAACTCGCTGTTGTCCGTGGCTCCCGTGGTCAGCGTCAGGATTCCCTTGATGCCGTCGGAGATTGTGGCCGTACCGCCGTCGGTCGAAATGAGCTTCAAGCCGGGGGCGGGATAGTTTGCCGCATCCGCTAATTTCAGCGTTGTCGAAACTACGGCGCTGTTCATGTCCGCCGTGCTGCCAGTGACGAGAGCGATGGTCACGGACGAACCTGCGGCAAGGTCAGCAATCAACGGCGTACCAAGCGTATACGGCGTATCGAGAACCGTATTCGTGGTTCGCGTGGCGCTCAAGGCGGCAATGCCACCAACCGCCACGTTAAACGCTACCGTATTGCTGCCATCGACACCGCCGGAATTGGCCGACGTGGAATAGTAGCCACCCAGCAACTTGCAGGCGGTTGGAATGATTCCAACCACCGTGGCGGCAACTTCGTCGTTTGCATTGGCACCAGCCGTAACGGTAGTGAGATTCAGCGGGAAGCTTGCCGGCTGATCGGTGAAGTCCCACGTCTTTTCGTACTGCCGCGTGATTTCCTTGTCGATCAGCGGCGTCAGCAATTCTCTCATAGCTAGGCTCCTTTCTTAGAGCTTGTTTTTTGTTGCAATCCACTCGGCAATAGCTACGATGCTCCGCCGATCGACCGCTTGAATATCACGATACCTTACGCCACAGCGTTGGCAGCCGGGCGGTAAGTTTCCCACAATCGCGGCCTCTTGAAATTCCCGCCATTTCCGTAGGATTTCGTCGAAGCCGTCAACGTAAATATTTCCTAGCGAGGATTCCCCTCGCCAGTCATTGCAACACGGATGGTGATTTCCGTAGCAATCCACGATGCACTCGACAAACGACCGCAAACACGGTTCATTTCCCAATGCGGGTAAATCGTCCATGCGGCGATCGAACATTTCTTCCCGAATGTGAATGTTCGGATGGAAATTCAAATCGCCATAGGATTGATTTTTGTAGCGAGTCACAACGATACAATCGAACATTGCAAATCGTTCGCAATCGGCGGGCAAAAGTGTTCCGTTCGTCCAGAGAATGAACCTGGATTCGGGAACTTGTTCTTTGATTTCCGCCATGAGTCGAAACATTCGTTCCATTTCGACCAGTGGTTCGTTGTAGTAATGCCAGCCAATCAATCCCTGAAAATGCTGCTCACTGTACGCTCGCGTAGCACATTGAACGATAGTTAAATCATCCAATTCCCGATCGGTATTCAGCTTAGAAAAACGCTCCTTGCTGCGATTCGGGCAATGGGGATGAATGCCGCCAAGATTGCAGCATTTCCCCAGCTCGAATATCAACAGTTGCGTTAAACTAAGCATGTTTCCTTTTTCGCGTTTAGATCGGCGAGGATATCGGCCACCGGCTGGGCGTAAGCCGCTTTTTTGTCCGCCATGAACTTGATCATTTCGTCATCGTGTTCAGAACCCCAATCGCCCGAGTTGGGATAATGCTGACTGCCATGATGTATGGTTTTAATCGCCGTGGTGGCAACAACCTTTGCACCGTAACGATGACATAGCCTGGAAAAATTCCAATCTTCGGGAGCAAATTCCGGGCAGTACGTGCCGTTTGGCCAGCGGGTGATTCGGTTCGATTGCCAGAACTTGAAAACATGCTCGCCCGTCATAGGGTCTTTTAATCCCCAAAACGTTCGCCGCATGTCCGCAATCCAGCATCCGGTATTTACCAGCAGACAATTGCCCGCCGCCTTTGCTTCCGGCAGATCGTCGATAGAGAACGTCGGAGGAAGTTTCTGGAGTTCCTTGACGGTCAACCGCCGATAATCGTACCAGTCGTTTGGATCACCATAGCCCGTGCTTGTATTTCCCGACATGTTTTTGATGGAATTTACCACGCTCACTACATCCGCCTTGGTTTCGGCCATGATATCGAGCAGCTTGGATATCCATTTCGGCCCGACTTCGATATCGTCGTGGATCATGGCAAAATGAGTGAACGGATGATTCACGTTCATCAGCGCCAGTAACCATAATTTATTAAAATTATGGCAAATTGCTGAACCTGTTTCGGGAACCACAAAAACCTTAACGTCCTCCTCCGCCTGGTTATTCAGCCAGGACATGGCCGACGCCAAGTTCGGGTGTCCGTATCCGCTCGGGAATCCCAAGAGCACGCAGGCCCGCATAGTTTCTTTTCCGTTCATGGTTAGTCCTCTTTTAGTTAGTGCTTGTGTCCACTCGTTTTTAGCGATTGCGTTTGAGCTGCTGGGCGAACTCGGTCGAGTCTTTCGGCGGCTCTTTGGCTTTGTCATCCCGGCTTTCCATGAGCGGGGAAGCGGATTTCGGGCGTTCGTCCTTGTTCAGAGTCTTGTAGGACTCGATCAAGGCTTTTCGATCGTCCGTCGATTCCAACGCCATGACGGCCTTGATCTGGATCGGCGTGGCCGCAACCTTGGCCGATTCGAGCAGATCGCGGACTTCCTTTTCCGCCGTCAGGGTTTTAACCTGGGCCTGCAAGGACTCCATTGTTGGGGCCGTTGCGGCGCTGGAATCGACACTTGCTTTTGCTGCCGCCGCATCCGCCTGCTTGGAAGTTGCCGCGTCCAGATCATCCTTGATCTTCAGCAACGTTTTTGCCAAGGCACCGATAGCCTTAGCTTTTGACGCTGGATCTCCGTCGCCGTTGTAAATCTCGGCAACCTTTTGCTGAAACATTGTCAGCGTAACGTCGCCACCCCCCGAAACTTCGGGGGCCATTGCGGGATCATCCATTTCGGAATTCCTTTCTGAGTCCATTGACTCAAATAAACTTCGAGTTGTTGCGGGGTCCGAAACGATATCGACCGACCGCACTTGCTCAATTTCTTCGACCAAAAACTCGTTGCCGCGTTTCACGGTCCGACCCTCGGCATTGTGCGAAAGACCAAACATGGCTGGGTTACGCTCTGCCGCTTCACAAAACTTTTCGGCCCGCGAATCGGCCTTGAGGTAATGCAAGTCACCGCGCAAGCCGTCGGACGATTGCTTGACGTTTTCCAGCCAGCCGAACCGATCGTCGAAAGTTCGTTCCTTGCTGGGCTCCGATCGCGGCGGATGCCCAACGTTGACCACGCGGGACTCGTACATCGGAACCGCCGCCTGCAAGGCTTTGGGCAAATAACTGCGTCCGTTGCGGGATTTGTGACCGAGAATCAACACGTCATGAATGACGCCATTTTCCCGATCAACCTTCATGTTCGACGTGCCGGTTACGACTTCAAAAAGCTGGGTCATGAATTTTGTCCTTATAAAAAACAAGCAGGCGAAAACAAAAACAGCCAATGCAAGGGGTGCAGCCCTGCACGGCTGTCAATGTTTTCGCCTCTCGGTCTCGCAGGATGCCTCCGTTGAGTGAGTTGCTTGTCGGGTTGTCGCTAAATGTTCGTTAAGTCGTCCTTTTGTATTCAAGCCAGCAACGGCACCGCGGATGTGCCGGCGGGCCTGTTACACTCACTATACCATAGACCTCGATTCCTTTTCCATGCAAATTACCACAAATTTCACATACTCGCGCATCACGCTCGGTGTACCACTTTGGTCGCAGGGCTATCCCGGCGGCCGCCAACGCTCCCACCGCCATTCCTTCGCCCGCGCTGATCGCTCCGGTGGTTTCAGTCGCGGCGATCGTCTCGGCGTCCGATTCGGTAAATGCCTCTTCCACGTCACCGCCAGCAAGTTTGATTTCCAGTGTTTTTTCGCGGACGGTTTTACTGACTCCTTTGGCCAGTGTGGTCGATTGTTTTTCTGCGTATCCATCCGCACGTTTTTCAAATTTTGCCTTGTCCAAGCTTTTACCCAACCCGCCGGCGGCGTCGAATGCCACCTGTCTCAGTGTCGGATAAATCGCGTTTTTTACGCCCGCCCGAAACCCATCCCAATCGGTGATCGGTTTTTTTGTATCCCGCCAAAACAGCAACAGGGCGAGAATAATCTCGCGTTCGCGCTTTCGGCGGTCCGGTAAATCAGGCATTTTACGGCGTCCGTTTTTCCGGGTATCCGTCCCATAGTAAACGCTGGGCAAGTTCTATGCGGCTCATAGGGTGCCGTGATCGAAGGTGCAGCTGACCAGCATTTTCCTCTAAAATAAAATCGCGTCCAAATGATTCTAACGTTGGTTCAGCGGGTTGCGACTTTACCTGCAATGTTTCCGCAGGATTGCCCAGCATTTCATTGGCTTGCTCTGGCGTCAACCCAAACAAAATTTGAAGTTGACCGATGCCAGCCGAGCGAGGCATATCCCCCTTAGCTACGTTGGCAGCGATCCCCGCCGCCGCTGCAATCTGGGCACCATTAAACGTCATTGCTGATTGAGTTGGCGTAGTGGACGTGGTTGTCGAGTTGGTTTCGCCGTTTGTTGACAATCCGCTGGCAAGAGTTGCCAACGTTTCTGCTTTCGCCACCCCGTTGGCTAACTCTTGTTCGCGGTCCAAGCCCTCCTGGGCGGACCATGTTGGATCCGACAGCAACCCGGCATTCGACAGCACGGCCCGACGGTCTGTTTCTTCTTTTGCGTTTCGGCTCGAAACTTGCGGAGGTTCAATAGCGATCGTGATAAACTTTTTCAGGTCGTCAATTGTCCCTTGGAATTTCAACCTCCCGGATTCGATTGCGATCCCCAAAACCAGCCACAAAACCTCTTCAAACGTCCATGAGAAAAACTGCTGCATTCGTTCGCAATACTTGACAAACGGTGACTCGGCAACCAGCGTTGATGCGTAATTTGCGTTGCTGGCGTCACCGCTCACCATGTACTCGGGCATACACCACCGCGACCCGACGATTCGCAACACCCCCTGCTCGATCGCCATGCACGTTTCGCCCATACTATTGTTGCTGAGCGGACCCGGGCTCATCTTTTGCCCGTTCGGAGAATGCATGATCGATCCGGGTTCGTACTTGATTATCCGGCGGGTTTTTGCACTTGACGACGTGCCGCCGGTTTTTTGAATCGTTTTGAACGAACTACCCGACACGAGTGACTCGACCGCATCCTTGCTCACACCGGGAGCGTGTTCGGTAATTGCAGCGATGGCCGCGAGTATTGCCGCCCCCTTGGTGGTGTTTCGTAATAGTTTGGCGCCATCATTCAGATACTCAACGACGGAATAATAATCGCTGATTCCTCGTTTGATTGTCGAATCCACGCCCATTTTGCAGTGAACCATTCGGGAAGTCGGGAAAAAATCTCCGTTGCAGTTCATTCCCGGCCACTGCACGTGGTAGCCGTAAACCGTCTGTACGTCGTCGTGGGCGGTCGCTATTCCGAAGTTCCAGTTGATCGGTTCGTCATCGCAACAAAGTCCCTCTTGCTGTTCCAATGCTTTACTGTCAGTCGGTTCAAGCACATATTCCGGCTCGACAAACCGCACGCTGGCAATACCCTTTTTGCTTTTGAAGGCGGCAATGAAAAATTCACCATCCCGGTAGGCTCGCCGAAGTGCCTCGGGCTCTGTCTTCAAACACCACTGGTTGTGAGCTAGAAATTCATCAATTATTTTGCCCACCGCGGCCGCCAATTCGGAAACTTCTTCCTTGTTTTGCAATTCGCCCTTTGGTTTTTTGTCGACGACCGAATAAGTAAACCCGTTTCCTAAAATATAGCTGGTCAAGTTGTTCATCACGCATTGAGCGGACGGAGAAATCTGCACAACGGCCCGGGCAAGTGCCCGGATTTCCATTAAGTCGGTTTCAGTCTTGATAAATGGCCAATACTGCCCGTCTTTACGAGCGTTCGCGTCGCCGCCGATTATCGACGACGCACCAAACCCCGGCGAGTCGCTGAGATATTCGCGAGGATCCAGCAATTCACCCCACTCTTCCATCAAAATTCGAGGATTCGGATCAACCGCCAGCCGATCGTTCGACGGGGGAACCGACTGCACGGGCGATGACGAAAATAGGGATTTTATTTTTTCAAACATTAGCAGGCGATCCGTTCTATGGATGGTTCGTATTCATCTTCCCTAATGCTCTGGCGTCCGCCCTCAAATAAAAATCTCAAAGTTCTAATTCCCATTTCCAGGGCGTCGGGGCCGTCGTCGTGGCCGTCAATCGGAAAGTTCTTCAACTGCTCAACTAACAATTTTGCCCCCCGACTATTGCGTTTAAACCGCATTTCCCGGCGTGACAATAAAGGCGTCAAGGTGGCTCGTATTCGCGTGATCTTGTTGGTCGTGTTGTTGATCGGATAAATCGGAAGCATGACACCGTTTTCTCTTCCCGCCTCCGCGATGTTGTCGGCTAACAATTCCTGAAACTGGTTGACCTCGCACGCAAATAACTCCGCTCGTTTTCCTATTCCGTTCTGCACATCCTTATACAGCGTTACGGCGTCGCTCGTTATTCTCCGCACGTCCCGACGATCAATATCAGCATCCACCCATAATTGCCCATTGTAATCCAGTGCGATTATCGCAAACGCCGAAAAATCGCTCTTCTCAGTCTTGCCCTTGGACGGATCGAGGGCAATGACGCAATGTACAATTTCATCCGGCTTCGGCCACTCGTCAAACCAAATCTTATCGCCAAAATACTCGCCCGAAAATTCCGTCCCCTCCGCGTCCACAAACTGCGCTTCGTGCTCCTGGGCGAACGCTCGCGGCCCCATGTCCAGCCGGGCCTCTTCCAATTCGCTCGCGGGTATTGTTGGGTTTTGTGCGGTCGGGCACTGCCACCGCTCCCAGCCCGGCCGGTTGGCCTGGTCAAACAATTCCTTAAACCAGTTCTGACCGCGCGGCGAGGTAATAAAAATCGCCCAGCCCTGCTTGTCGGTCAACGCCGGCCGCAACGCGAACTTCCACGCCTCCGCCTTGCTTAACGCCGCTTCGTCGAACACTAACCCGTCTAATCCGTCACCGACCAGGCTGTCGGGGTTGTCGGCCGATTTCACCGTCACGGCACCGCCGCCGGGAAACTCAATCCGCTTTTCCATCTCCGACTTGCCGACCGAACAACACCGCGTCGCTCGCTTCAGTTGCCGCCAAATGTTGCTCGCCGTCGGGAATGTCGAAGTCACCCACCAAATGTTTCCGCCGTTTATCGCTGCCTTAAAGTGTCCCGGCCTCGGTCCGTGCCCCCGCGTCACCGCCATCAAGCCCAGTGCCGTTTTCCCCCAGCGTCGGCCGTTCGCTAGGACTTTGTATCTCGCAGGCGATAGCAGCGGCGGAATTTGGTTGGGGAGTGCCTTCGGCAGAAATAAGGTTTGCGTTGCCATACCAATTTTCGTCTTGAATCACCTTAATTTCGACCGGTCCGTTGTGGGTCACTGTCTGCTGAATCTCTTGCCGCTCGCGATAAACTTCCGGGCGTGCGGCTTTCAAAAGGAAGATCAATAGGGTGTCGCTGTACTCGCGTACCTCTCCGCATTTTCTCCCACAGTGATAAACCGGCTTGGCCGTTCCTTCCACCGCTCGCCGCCGTGCCTCGCTCTCCAACACTTGAATCGATTCTTCCGCCACTTCGCTAAATCTCTTGGCATATTCAGGATCATGGTTAAACCAGTAGTGATGTAGGCTTGCATCAACACCCACGATCTTTGCCGCATCAATGAGCACGCCACACTTTGCGTATGCCGCCAAAAATGCGTTCTTCCGGCGAATCACCATCGCCTGTTGGTGCTTCATCAATGCCATAACGCGATTATTCCATATTCAAAACCGGATCGGTATATTCCAACACGATGTAGTCCGTAACCGTCCCACTGACGCTGATCGATCCAAGCGGGCCAACCTGCACCATCGAGCCCGAGTTAGGCTTGGCGGGCGTGTCAATGACTCCCGCCGCAAGTCCCGTCGGCTTGGCGACTGTTGCATCGTTGGAATTCGCCTCGGGAAACGAAAACCGGAACTTTTTGATAGCTCCGTCCGGCAGTCCGAACAAAGTACCAAGTTTTGTGGCGGTTGCTGGAAGTGCAATTTTTGCAAACATGTTTTTTGTCCTTGTTGAATTATTATCCGATATAGCTTGAACCACCGCCAATGAATGATAGACCGCTACCCGATGACGCTTGACCAGCACCCCAGCCATCAACAATCGCAAGAGTGCCGATTTTTAGGATTGCCCCCGTTTCCGACAATGCTCCTAGATCGCCGCCAGCGTAGATGTAATTTGAGTCGTACACCAATTCATACATCGCTCTAAAATTCGTCGGAGCCGTGTACGTGTAAACAGTCGCCATCGTTGCGGGGTCGATTTTTATGAGCTTAGCCGGGGCTGTTTCCGTACCGACATAAATATTCGCGCCATCCCACTCCATCCCCATCGCAAAGTTTTCTCCGGTTGCTCCAGTCCAAGTTGCTACAGTCGTGAGGGTTGCGGGGTCGATTTTCAACACCGTAGCCGTGGACATATCGAGGCCGAGATAGAGATATGTCCCGTCATTCGTGATGTGATACCCGTTGTTGAGGGCATCGCTTCCGCTATCCCAATGAGTAACCGTGTTTGGTGCAGCCCTTAAAATTTTAGATACTCTTGCTCTTTGCATGTTGGTGTACCAACAAATATAAAAGTACCCGTCTAGTTCCGTAAAATCATTACATGTATTATCAGTCGCATAATCATCTGAGTAGGCACTCGCAAGTGCCATTGTTTCTGTAGAAATTTCAGCAATTGCAGCAAAATATGGGTCATCGTTAGTATGCTGTAAAACGCATATATGGCCAGCTAATGAACTTGTGTGAATCCTATAAATCTGGCCGAGATTATAATCTGTATCAATGTAACGAGAATTTGTAGCGGCCTCAAGCATCGTCGCTACCACAACTTTAACTACTGTTGGATAATCGCCTCCTTCAAGACCAGCGTATAGATGGGTTCCATCGGTAGCAACTGCAATAACCTTATCAGTCGATACCCATTTTCCAACTACCATCATCGTGGCTTTTGATATTTTTAATACACCATCTACAATGGCCGAATACAGATAATCTCCATACGATGTAATCTGATTTGTAACCGTACTTGACATGTTTATTTTTCCTTTACGCCTGATTGAGTGAATCGTGGGCCGCCTGTAGTTCGATCGCCGCCTGCGGTTTGTCAGCCGCGATGATGCCGAGCACGTTCAGCGCCTTATGCCCTGCTTGCTTCATAGCCAGATGGGCCGCCTGTTGTGCCGTGTGATCCTTGGCTTGGTCGGCCAACTCTGCCTTCACTGAGTCGGTGTCCGAGCGTATGCCCTGGATGGCAGCCACCTGAGCAGCCATGTATTCATTCGCGGCCTTCCGTAGTAGCCCGCTTTCCTTGATGATCGTTCTCTTGCCTGTCTCGTCTTGGGATGTCACCTCGGGCCCAAACAGCCACTTGAGCAGGTAGAACAGGGCGACCGTCACGGGCACGACGAACAGTAACAGGCAGCCCATTGGGACGCCTATGCGTTCGATCATCGAACCCCATGACATTGGATCGGTTGCGTTTGGGCTGATTGGTATTTCGGCGAGTAGAATCATGTTGGCATTGAGGCTAGGCGTTAAAGTTCCAGCCGTGGTAGGAACACGGCTGGAATATCCTTAGGGTTGCGATTTAGTGAGCTTGCACGATTAACCAGCGTGTGCTCTCCGGGAGTAATCAGGGCGTTTACCGTCGCCGAAAAAGCAGTGCTCGGCCCACGGTACGTAATGGAGCGGCCGCTGCACGACCAAGCCTCTGACCGCGTTCGCGTCCGCTAAATGTGGCTGATTGCTCACGTGTAGCTGTCGCAGTTGATTTTCGTTCGACGGTCCTCGCTCGATTGACCGAGCATTGACCGCCCGAACATCCGCAATTCGTTGCCGCTTGATTTGTAATGATCTGACCTACGTCAAAGGCAGGCGGGGCCGGTAGTGTGGCTGGCGTGCTACCAGCGGGCTCGGTTGGCGTTGTCGTGGGCGTGTCGATAGTTTGCGTGTCTTGTGAGGCGATAGCGTTCGATTCATTTCCCATCTGGACTAGGCCGATCAAGGCCAGCAGTCCGCACAACGCAATCAGTAAGATTTTTGGATTCATTCGACGATTCTCCTTTTCTGAGGTGGTGTGAAAAACAGCACATATCATTTTGAACCGGACATTTTTTGGTTGTTGTCAGCGGGTGCCCAAAAAACGGAATCGTTTCGGGTGGCACATGCTGACAGCAGTATTTTTTTACGCTGCCGTCTTTTGGATCGATTCTTGGAATGCAGCAAAGGCTATCAGCTCCGCAAACGCTGCAAGGTTCCATGATTCGCTCCCGTCATTTTTCGCTATACGTGACGGTCCTAATTGCAAACGCCTCATCGGGAACCGCAGTCTGCCCGAACAATGTCCACCGATCTTGTTCGCCGTTCCATGTGTTTGGACTGCTCACGCCGATCTTGCCGCCGTTATTCACCAATGAATCGAGCGTAATCGCATGGCTGAATCGGTTGTAGCCCGTATAGACCGCAAAGCCTGAAATCAACGCCGTAACGACTTCCGCCCACATATCGCGGCCTAAGTCGTAAACTTCAACCGGGCGATGTAGGAGTGCGTTTTCCTGCCATCCCGCTTGATACCCGCGATAGTTTAGCGAATACTGTTTGGCGAATTCACGGCCCGCAATGCCATGCTGTTGAGCATACGCAAGAGCCTTGTCGCAGTAGTAGCCAGCGTTTCGCCATCCAGTCATCGCACCGAGCGTTTCGGGGGCAAGCTGGCGATATTCCAGCCCGGCAACCGCCCGCGTCATTTCCACCGCCTGGGCAAGCGAGTAGGCCCAGCAGAACGAAAGGCCATTTTGATTTTGATGTACTGGCTTTTGGTCGCGGTATCGATCGCGTGGCCACGCCTTGGCCTCTTCCATCGACGATATCCGCTTTGACCATTGATCGGGCGGGATAAGCTCAAAGCTATCGGCAAACATCGGCACGCCTTCGAGTTTGCCGTACTCGCTTTCGCGCGGCACAA